GTGTTTCCGTAGAAATCATCAGTAGATGCTATTCCTCTATTAAAGCTAATTGTATTTAATCCTATGGGTAAGGTGCTTCTCTGTACTACTGTTTGTTTAATTCCGTTAATGAAAATCTTATATTCGTTTGCTTTATATTGTAACGCTAATTTATTTGTTTCATAAGGGTTAACTATTATATCTTCTCTAAAATTTGAACCAGAAGACATACTAACTTCAAATCTAAGTGTCGTACCATTACTTAATTGTACAATTTTTACTGCTTCATTTGTATTGCCATTGTTTAAAGAAAGTTGCTTAACTTCTGTTGAGTTTTTAGGAATACTTATCTCCACCATCAAAACACCCTCACTATCATTAAAAGTAGAAGCATCTCCAGAACCATTAGCAGTTTCAGCTGAACGAGTAGTTGCACTTCCACTATTGGATTTGATATAACTTGTTGGATAAGATGAATTACTTTCGAACTGCGCCCCCCAAATATAAACACCTTTGTTTCCAGTTCCAGAAAAAACAAAATCTCCATCATCATTTAACAATCCATATCCACAAGTTTTGTTTATAGATATATTACCACTTAATCTATACCATCCATTTCCATAGTTTTCTATTTTAGCATCACTCCAACCAGTTCCAGTTGATATAATAGTTCCGTTAGATAAATCAAATTTAATTAAATATAAATCTGATAAGTTTGCAATAGCAAATTTATTGTATTCTCCAGCTTTTACAAAAATAGAAAAATTAGCACCAGATGGAATATAAACAGCATTACCTCTAACCCTATGTTCTCCACTCGTTGAATTATCTATAATTTTACTTGCACTTAAAGTACCATCTGGAGATATAATAGAATTTTCAGATATTGTAACATTAGTTTTAATCCAATTTGAATTTGAAAAATCCTCACTATAAAACCATTCATTAGTTCTCTGTGGTTCTAAAATATGATATGGACACCCTTTTACAACACCATCAATCATTGGATAGTTTAATCTTGAAACACCATTTGCAACCGATTCTATCAGTCCTTGTGAGTTTATTCTTGTTGCTGAACCACTACGTGTAAAGTCGAAATCCCCTACACCACTTGATGGTAGTACGGAATAAAACTTGCTTCCTTGTGCAGCTGGTATTAATGCTAATTTTGGTTTTGCCATTGTTTTTAGTTTTGTATGTCTTGTATTCCTATTCTATGAATTGCATCAGCTAAACACTTAACTGCTTCAACTTCTTGTCTATCATCCATATTAAACTGACCTTGTATCATTTCAGTAGATGTTCCTATTGAAGATGCAGTTTGTATTGTGTTACCCCACCAAGTACTATCGTATATTTCGTTTGCCATCTTTCGTTTTCTTGTCTTTGTTAACCTTATTATAAAATTCAGCTAACTTTATTATGTTAACCTCTTTTGTCTTATATTGTTTTTTTTTACCCTCCATTATAAAACCCAACTTGAAAACTCATCTGCATCTTTATCAGGATACATATCTCCGTTCTGATTATTAGTATATTCTGGATATTTAGTACTGTTAAAAGTAATATAGTCTAAGAACCTTCTTGTGTAAAACTCAGCTCTATCATTTATCTTACTCATCATTCTATCAATGTCAGTAAAATTAACAGAATCAGACTCCTCTCCTCTATGCTTAGATACACCTCCATTATCCACTTTGAACATAGAGAAAGGGAAGTACTCTGACTGAGTAAACCAAATTAACATTGGCTTAATGTAAACGTCTCTAAGGCTCTTATAATCGCTATTAGCAGGTAAGTCTATATCACCTGATATTATTAAAGCCTGTAGCTTATCATATAGTTTACCACCTAAATAGTTCTGTATGTGTATATCTTGAGCTACCTCAATAAAGTGAATCAGCTTATCAGCATCAGTATTACCACTAATTATTGACTTAGCTTTTAAATCTTGTATTGTTATGAATAATGCTTTCATAGTCCTAAAGTCTTTCTTATTTTATTTAAAGTACTTCTATAAGCACCTTTATCTGCTCTATCTATCATTCTCTCTCCCATTTCAGATGGATTCTTAGGTTCTTTTAAACCATCCCCATAAGCATTAGATGAATCTACTTGCTTACCATCTTTCTTCTTGTAAACCCTTAGTTCCCAATAGTGATGGCAGTTCTTACCGCCTTTGTATTTTAGTAAACTATAGTTCTGTTTTTTATGCCCTAACTCTTTGTTTACACCTCTAAAAGACATCATATTAATATCTTCCTTTCTAAATACTATCTTTCTACCTGTTAACACTTCCATTCTCTTACAGAAATCTCTACTGTTAGGAGACTTTCTCTCTGGCATATAAGCGTATCTAACTTTATATACACCATCATCCTCAGACGATGCTTTATCAGAATACTTGATTTCAGCCATTTTAACGGACTCATTTTCTTCTTGGTATATCTCACTATGGACAACCTCCCAATCATCGCTTAAAACCTCTCCTAAGGCTTCTAATTGATTAATCATATCATCACCATCTTCTTCTGTAAAGTCATCACTCTCTTGTGTAGATAATTTCTCTCCTGTTTCCTCTTCTCTTCTTATCTTAGTTTCAATGTTGTCTAACTCAGTAAACTCTATTGGTTGTAATGTAACGAAGTATAAATCTTGGTAAACCTTGTTAAATTCAAGTATCTCTGTTAAACCATAGATAACTCCATCTTGTAAAGGTCTGATAATAACATTGTCCATTAGTACAGATGCAGTTCTTAATTCTTCTGCATTGTTACCGAATCCTGTGTTATCTTTAATACCTAAAAGAATAGGAGATACAATTCCGTGTCCTAACATAATCTTCTCTCTTGCCTCATCAGATAAGAATTGGTATTGAGCGTGAGCATCTGGTAAGTGTATAGCTTCTATGTCAGCCTTAGTTTCTGCTGATTCGTTAAATGCGATAATTGCTTTACCACTATTTGAACTACCTGAGAACTTATCGTTTATCTTACTCTCTATAATTTGCTGAGTCTCTGAATTAGGTACTCCATTGTTAAAGTTTACGAATAAACTTGGTTGTAAACCATTCTGTATATTTGATATATGGTAGTTAGATACCTCTGATTCTAATTCAGCATATTGTAAACAAGCCTGATAATCAACAGTAGCATAGTAATAGAAACCACTTCTGTAAGGTTTGAATATGTAAAGTTCGTTTACTTGTGATTTAGTACCATTGCTGAAAGTAGGTATTCTCTTAGGTTTATCTGAGTTCTTACAGTCTTTCCAAGATGGATGATAGTAATATGCCTTAACCTTACCATTAGTTGCTTTCTCTGCTCTCAACGTCTCCATAGGAAAGTGAGATACCTTTAATATCTTTGTCTTAGCTTTGTTGTAAGTAAGTTGCATAGCCCCTTGACCTAATAGCTTGTAATCATTAACAAGTCTCTT